ATCTTTTGCAGCCTTGTCATCTCTTTCTTTTTTCTCTGCAGCAGCCTTGTCCTCTCTGGCTTTGTTATCTGCAGCTTCTTTGTCTGCAATAGCTTTCTTTGCTGCAGCCTCTTCTGCTGTAAATGCAATGATTTGTCCTGTGACCTCTTTTTGCTTGACAAGTCTAGCAGTCTCTAATTGGATGAGTCTAGCCTTCAACTCTTCCTCTTCTATCATGTCCTCTTTTGTAGATTTGGACAAGGTGTTCTCCAGAGTCTTTGCTTCAGCTCTTAGTCTGGCAGCTTCTATCTCCTGTTTTGTGATGTTTTCCTCTACTGCTGCTGCTTGTTTTAGAAACTCTATTCTCTGCTGGACTGTGAAGTTCTCTTTGTCAACAGATTTCTCTAGGAGTGCAGCTCTATCTCTATCTGCTTCAGCTCTATCTACAATCAGATCTCTTTCAGCCTTGTCTGCTTTTGCTCTGAGGTCTGCAACCTTTTGTGCTGACTTAGCATCAGCAGCAATTTCTTTTCCTAGCTCTTTTGTAGCATCAATTGTTTTCTTTATTCCATCAACAAGAGCCTCTGTTGCAATCACTGCAGGATTGATTGCTCTGTTTATTTCAACAAATCCTGTGCCTGCATCATCTAAAGCTCCTCTAAAGTCTCCATCAAATAGCTTTTGAAAGGCTGATCCTAAAAGTCCAAGACCTCCCAGGAGCTGATCTACTTTTCTGACTACAAAATCCTCTATTGATTTGCTGAAGTTTTTAAACGCTTCTACAGGATTTGTAAAAGTCTCAATGATTGTCATCCCTAGATCTGAGAGTTTGTCTGTGAGGTTGCCTACCACAGAGCCTATCACACCCATGATCTTGTTGAATTTGTTCTGACCTTCCTCAGAATCTCTAAAAGCTTGAGCAACTGCTCCTATTGCAAGGGCAATTGCACCAATTCCAGAAGTCAAAAGCACTCCTTTGAGTGTTCTGAATCCTTTAGTCACATTTTTAAGTGTCCCAATTAGTCCCTGGAAGCCAGAAACTGCTCCTCCTGTAACTGTGTCAAGCTGGTTTCCCATTTCTGAGACATCAGCTTTTGCTTCTTTTGACTTTTTTGATGTTTCTTTTAAACTATCATTGACAGCATCAACATTTTTGACAGCTCCTTTGCTGTCCACATTGAGCTTCATGTTTACTTCCTGGCTCATAGCTTGTATCTAATTAGTTTGAATCCTTCTTTTATTGACTCTGGCATTTTGTATCTACCTAGTGCAATCTTCTCCAGGTCTCCTAGATCCCTGTGATCATGTTTCAATATCTCCAGCATGTCAATGATGTTTTTTATCATGTTTAGAATGTTGATGGACAATAGGTTGCATTGACAACAGTCCCTGTGAGTTTATTAATTGATACAACCCCCTTGACTTTGTTTGTTTCATCTAGTAGGTAGAGCAAGTGATAGTCAAAGGATCTTAGACTAGCACCCCAATTGATGTCATAGAGACTGACTCCAAATTCTACTGCTTGATTTGGCTGAATGATGTTTGTCTGATCACCATTAAATGAAGTATTGATGTCAATTCCATGCACTCTAGTGAATCTGATCTGATCTCCTGCCTCTGGATTGTTTCCTGTTCCATTGTGTGCAATCTGGAAGTCTGGAACATAGGTCACAGGGACAGTCACTCCACTAATCTCTGTTGTTCCTTTCAATGAGATTCCTGTTGCAGCAATTCCGATTTGAATATTACAAGCTCCCTGGTTTACAATCAAATCTGATGACAATGGCAGTGCTGCTCCGAAAAAGTACATTGCTCCTTTGTAAGCTGGTAGGGTAGGACTGCAATCATAAACAGCAACAACCTCTGCTGTGCTGTACTCAATCACTATTTGCTTAATGACTCTGTAGTAGCTTTTTCCATCTTTTAGATAGTTGTCCAGGTTGTCTCCTAGTGAGATTGCAAAGTAGGTAGTTTGACCATACACTGATTGAAAGGAGTTTGTCCCTCCTGTATAGTTTGGAACTCCTGCAGTCTGTTTCCTGGAGACCCTATCACCCACCTCTGGATAGAGTCCTATTCCATTGTGAAACCAATTCAATGGATTTTCAGTGTAGCTGCCACATGTCCCTTTGTGGAATTGTGTGTAAGCGTTTGACTCTATTTGTGCCTTAGTTGGAATTGTATTGTATCCTGCATCAGTTCTGAGTCCTGCATTGTTTGCCCAGATAAATTTCTTTGCAGTTGATGTGTTTGTTCCTGCTCCTGTGTCTGTACTTACAGAGTGAACTGCTGTGATTGTGTTTTTGTCAGTGTCATAGTCTGGATTGACATTTGTCTTTGCATAGAACCTCGCAAACTTTATTTGTGGATGTGTCAATCCTGTGACTTTTGCCTCTTTGATCCTAGGTGAAGCTGTCAAGTCTAAAGGTGATCCAGCTCCAGCATAAACTGTGTCTGTGTTTACCATTATGAGCTGCACTCCTGCTGCTGCTTTTAGCGTGTCAATGTCATCAGTTGCTGTCAATGTAGATTCTGCATCAGCAATGAGGAATCCATACTCATCAACATTTTCCTGGTCACATAGTTTCCCAGATTCTGTGATCTCGAATTTGAATGTTGTTTGATTTGTAGATCCTATAGCAGAAACAAATGTGAGTGTAGGTGCTGTGACTACACATGGATCAATTGAAATTGAACTAGGCACATTTTGTAGTATTGGAGCAGGCACAGGATCAATGATAGGAGGCTGTGTGAATCCATTATTTTGCCCACCAGCATTGTCTGCTGTGAATTGTATGTTGTCAATAGTGATGTCTGTCATTGAGATGTCAATGGGAACTCCAAAGATTGTGATCGGAGAAGTAAGCGTGTCAACAGCAGCAGCAAACTTTGTTGATTTTAGAACATTGACAAGCTCCAGCTCACTTTTGCCATTTTCAAAATTTGTGGTGATGCTGTTTATTCTGTAGATTTTGTCAAAGATTCTGATGTCATCATTTAGTTGCAACTCTTCAGTGATGCTCATAGGTAGCTCTGCAGTGACTTTTGTGATCCTCTTTCTTTCATCAAACAAGTCTTTCACATAGTCCTCATAGTAGGTTTTGAAAAGCGTTCTCTCATTACTGACTAGGGCATACTCATCAACCTCTGCATGAAAATTGATTGATTGTGACATTCCTGTTTCTACATAATCAGAAAAAACAGATGCAGAATTCGATGGCATGTAGGGAGCATTGATTGTGACCTTTGTGCCTCCAAGATTTCTTGCACTTATTGATGAACCTATTGTCTGAATGGGATAGAATAGCAGTGGCATCTCAGCACTCTTTTGCTCTTTCTCATCAACATGCCATCCCCATTGAACCTTTGTCAGATCTCCTGTGTTCAAATCATTGAGTCTCTCAAAGAGCATGTGTTCAAAAGGCAGCATGACCTCATAGGTCTCACCCTCAAACTTGTCTTTTTTGCCATTAGTTAGAAAATAGCTGTCCTCATTGTAGTTTGTTTGTCCCCAAGGTCTGTTGTTTATGCTATTAAAATTGTCAGCAAGGAATGTCTTTGTGCTTTCATAGCCTAGATTGACTTGTCTGAAAGGTATTGGAGAATCAACCTGGCTTTTTGTTGAGTCAACATAGGGTGTGAAGTCCCAGAGCTTAGTAGAGCTGGCATAGTAGTCATCTAGTGTCTGCACTACTATCACATCATCATCATTGATGTAGGCTACAAGATTGAACATCTTAAAGAGTCCCTGGAGCAGATCAATGACTTTCATCTCTGGTAGGTTTGCAGCGACACTGAAGTTTCCATCTGTGACAGTGGTGATTGTTGATGTCAAGCTGCAGTCTCTTTTTCCTCCTAGTATTGCATTGTTTTCTCTTTGCACAAAAACCTCTAGATCAAATGTTGTCACTGCTGATGTTTCTATAAAGACAGAAAACTGTCCATTGTCAACTTCAATGTGGTCTATTGTTTGACCCAGAGCAGTTCCGTTTTTTGTGTCACCTTTTAAGCTGTCAAACCTTTTGAACTCCTCTCCATTTTTGTGAATGACTAGATTGTAGGTTGCTGTGTCATCTCCAGGATCAACTGTGAAGTCCAGATTGAACTGTATCCTTTTTTTAGTGTTGTTGATTGCAAAGTTGTTTGATCTTATAATCAGCTCATCTTGAGCATTGCCTACTAGATCATAGCTTTTGAACTGTTTTGATTTTTGCTGATCCTCAAACAGACCTCCACTCTTTGTGTGCATCCAAAGAAAAATGTTGTTGTAAGCAAAATTTGTGCTAGTGAAAAAATCATCAGAGAACTCCAGATCATAGTGCAACTGTATTGCCTTGATTATTGCATCAATTCTGATTGCTGGCTTTAGCTGTGAAAACAGAACTCCATTGTTGTCAGTTCCTGCTGATGGATAGACATTGTTGTTTTGATTAGCAGAGGAGTCATAGATCAGTCTGTTTGTGTGTGTGATCAGTGGAAAAATCACAGCGTTCTCAATTTGGTCTGAGCCTATAATGCTGTCTAAACCATCATTCATGTAAGCTGCAATGTTTGTGTCATTGTAAACAAAGTCAAAAGCACTAAGCTCAGTCAGTGCTGAGATCTTGTCATCTCCTAGAACATCATTCAGTCTGATTGTGTCTCCAAAGAATGTGAGCTTGTAGCTTTCTGGTTTATTGTTTTTAAGATTAACACCTTCAAATCTGACCTTCCCTTTTTTAAATGGCTTATAGTTTACATGTAGATCAGCAACCTTTTTGATCTTCGCATTGTAGCCATCAATGTAGTAATTGTAGAAATGCTTGAAGATCTTGTTGTTGTTTTTACTAGCAGGGACTGTGAAGCTCCTGGAGTAATCAGTCAAGACTGCATCAATCCTTTTTACATCTGTGATGTTTTGTGTCAAAGTGATTGACTCATCTTTGAACATTTCAACCTCTTGTCCCTCAATGTAAAGCTGTAGCTGTAGCATCTATCTGATGTTGTTTATTTTGTCAAAGGCAAATTCAAACTCTAGTGTGTAGTTGATCATTTTGTCATTGAGGTGTGTTTTGTGAGTCATGCTTTTTGTGAGTGGCAACAGAGGAAGAGTCTTTCCTTCAAATCTGATGTAGATATTCTCACTAAGAAGCAGCTCCTCAATTGTTGAGTTCATGTTTTCCTTTATAAAGCCTGTGTTGACTGTAAGCTTTGTTGTTGCGTTCACATTTGTGATCTGTTTCTGTGCTGCTGCTGTGCTATAGAGAACAGTAGATCTGTTGACTGTGTTTGCTTTGTAGCTTTCAGAGACTACATCAAAGCTTTCTATTGACTTCTTGAAAACATGAAGATCTTGAAATGCTCCATATTGATTGACAAAAGTCAATTTGTAGCTTGTAAACTTTGGCTCACAGATGTTTGTCACTGTGATTGTTTTTAGAAGTGTGCTGTCATCAGTGTCATAGACTTTTATCTCACTACTGTCAGCAGGAATTGTGATGTATTGAATCTTTTGATTGCTGTTTCCAGAGTCTGTGATCTGTGTGTCTGTGCTGTCAATTCTCACTTTGCCCACACCCTCTGCAAAAATTGGAAGCTTTCCTGCAGTCCCCTCTGGAAGATAGATGTTGTCAGAGGTGATCAGTGCGTTCCTAGAAAGCTCTGGATTGATTTCCTCTTCAAAGTAGCCATAGCCATCTACTGCTATGTAGTTGAAGATTTCTGGATTGCTATGATCTAAAAGATTCCCCTGGAGGTCTTTGTAGAAAACAACAGCAGTCACCCATTTTGCATGACACTGATAGTCATTGTTGAATGTGATCTCAATGT